CCAGCCCGAAGATTCCCGGTAATACCACCTGTCGATCCGCCTAAAGTAACCTTGAGCTTTCCGGTAGCACCGGTCCCAATTTTCTTAACATCATATTGGATTTCATAAATTCCATCATCCTCTATAGATAAGGTCTGTCCAAGAGGACAATAGGCCCCAGAAGCAGACTTATGACGTGCCGAACCACCACCTATGGCCCATCCAGTTCCACCGGTTGTCGAACGGTATTTAGTATTCAACCAAGCTCCGGTAGTACCAGTAATCGAAAAATTCCCGTTCTCAACAAGATCGGAGCTCCTTGATGTAAAAAAAGGAGCCCCATCAAGATCAAGTTCAAGAGTATACCCTGACTTTAGGATGAATTGTTTCTGCGCATCCGTACTTAACGTCACATCAGCTGCAGTAGAAGCGACCAGCCACATTTTCTTAGGACCGTAACTCCTAACAGCATCCAGTGGAACAACCTGCCATCCAGAGTGAAGCGTCAAGGATGGCCCTATCATTAATTTCTTTCCTACCATTTTAATTCCCTCCTTCTAAAATGCGTTGTTTTCTGGAAGCACCTCTTCCATTTTTTCGTTTGGTAATACATCATCTGGATTAGCCAAAATATGCCTAAAAGCATCCAGGGAAGCCACAAAACCCCTTCTATAATGAAACCTCTTCCCAAAATTTACATCATTCTCGGGAGGATCCAAATGGATCAATATTGTGTTTAGTTCATTAAAGTTTTTATCAAGCCAGGAAATCAACCTCATATACGGTCCTGGAGCCTGAGACGCCAATGCCTTTATGTCCCCTATCATTTCAGCATCAATCTTTAACATTAAAAACTCCCCTCAGCTTTGGGAGGTTGCCCTCCCTGCCCTGTTATCAGTTGGTTGGCTGTTCCCTGTACCGGATTACCAGCTTCATCCACATTTATTGGTGAGGGTGGTGATCCTCCTCCACCTACTGTGCCATCCATCCCTGGTGGAGTGAATGCCCCAGGAATCGTTGGATTTGGATTAAATTCGTTTCCCATCCCCCGAGATGTCTTCATTTTCTTAAGTCCAGCAAGTGCTTTTTCAGCATCTATCGAGTGGGCTTTCGCGGCCTCACTAAGTAAATACCCTCTTCCCTCTGGACCTGTCAACTGGAGATCTACTGGATTATTCGTTGTAGATAATAATTCAAGCATTCTTACAGCTCTCTGTTCTTTTTCTATCAACGAAGAGCTTCCCCTTGCGATAAGGTTCAGATCACCCATCCTATCCCTAAATTTAGGATCAAGGGATAAGTCATTGTATATTCCTACGATCGAAGGAATAATTAAAAAGTCATCAACATTTTTTATTACCTTTTTGATTCCCCTAGATGCTTGAGTAATCAGCATTGAAAGACCAGACGCGGTATTGCCAGCCCCCCCTACCTGAGTGTCCCCGTGCGCATACGCAGGGACACTGTGTTCATCAGCAACTCTGGAAAAGGTAGTAAAAACCTGGATAATCTCAGCAGCATGCATATTTGGTTGCCAGAACGTAATAGCTGGCCCAGTCTGCATCATCTTGTTTGTAGTCAACCATTTTTTCCATGGGGTAAGATTTATCTCACCTTTCATAAGGGGAGATATCCTATCTATATTAATCTCAACCTGTGGACCAGACCCCATTCCAACATTATTTACAAGAGCTCTTGCAGATGCGTTACATATTGACTGAGTGTCAGTAAGTTTTTCTGGTAGAGGTTTATGCCAAAACCTGTCCGGTTGCATCTCATATCCAGCAGAACTGTAAGGTTTTAATCCATACGGGTCTTCATTAATGACAGCCTTGATTATATGGTTTCCTATCACATACAGAACGACATCATAATCTATGTCTGGATCTGGTATTTGAGCAATGTCCATGCCGAACGCAATAAGTGAAGCCCCCGGAGCGCTACCATAATGGATTAAACCATCTATCTTCTCGCTATCGTATACAGACATGGTATCCTTACCCTCAAGCTCAGCTCTCTGTGATTCAATACCCGTCCAATCTTTTAATCCCCCAGAAGACTGTTCCCTTAATACAGCTCTTATTTCATCTTCCCTGTAACCCTCTACACCAATAAGCGCAGAAAGGTCCTTTCTCCTGTATGCAATATGCTCGAATAAATATCCGTCATTTACACTGGAAGAATCGGGTTCCGGATACATATCGAACGGGGACACCCTATTCCATACACGTTTTACCTCGCTCTTAACAACAACTGCACCCCCCTCGAATGATCTTACTGGAACCATTTTTTTTACCGGTCCCTTAATAAATGCATTTTTAACAACTACTAAATCAAACAGGCAATCTGAGATAGCCTGATACCAACCTCCCTCAACAAGTTGATCATCTATTGCCCTCGTCATATCGACAGACTTTTCTAGGGCTTTATCTCTAGCCATTTGAGCAATATCTTCTTTTAACGACGGAAGTTTCTCGCGTATTGCATTTGTGACAGCCACTACGTCAATCTGTTGACCAGATGCCTCGGCCTGTGACATAACCTCCATCATTGCCGCCCTTACAAATCTTGCATTTATTTCTTCCATCATTTCTGGTGCTATCACTACATCCGGTGTTGGTTCAATGGCCCATGGTTTTCCCTGGGTAAGTGTATCCTCCACCCAGGCCAAAGCATGATTGCATTTGGTTCCTGTTATTCCTATAAAAACATCAGACCCACCCATTTTCTTGATAGCAGCAAGTTTGTCTGTTTCATACTGACCCAACGCCTGCCTTAAATTCCTCATCATTTGTATTTCTGTAATTCTCTTAGCCCTAAGAGCCCTATCCCAACGAGCCCTCACGAATTGCAAAAGAGAACTGGTAATCACTGAATTATTCGCGGCAGTCTTATCCAATTCGGCCTGTTTACTTCTAGCTTCGGCCTCTATTGACATTATCTGATCATTTGTTTGCATGAATACCATTTTAAACTCCTATACGTAAGCATCCCATCCGCTAGCCATCTTAAATGCGGCATCTGGGGATTCTATGAAATTTTTTGTTATGGCTTGTTCCCTTGTTCCGGATTCAGTCGCCATCGAAGCATACTGGAGGGCATCGTGAAGGTTTGCTATTTCATTCTTCTCGGGCCTATCGGTATATCTTTCCTGACCGACAACCTGCAGCCTCCTCATTCTGTATCCACCCAAAAAACCTTTATGGATCATCTTACATTCTGGTGAAACTAAAATGCCATAGGAATCCGATCCCTCTCTCTTACCTAAATACCTCATAAGCAGGGTTTCAACAGCATTGAATCTGGCTGCGTATGAATTTGAAAAAGCGGGAAAAGCAGTAAGACCTGCTTCGTCAAGTTCTTGGAAAGTGTTCCGTTCATCCGTATCGGATCTCTTGACTCCTGCAGGATCACCAGTGACAACCAGTTCGATACCTGGGTAATTAGCCATTATAAATGGCTTTACGATTTGTCTGGCAAATCTCCTGGTTCCCATCTCCCTGACTAGGAATTCGTGCAGCACTCGCAACTGACCCCATGGCATATATTGGCATATAACGCACGCTTGGTTGAGCCCAGTGTTATCAAATCCCACAAGCAGTGGGTATCCTGGGACTGCCCTAAGTTTTTCCTTTGCCAGATGTTTGAGATCATCCCATGTAGGATATACTGCTCTCCCCTCCCTAACGTATCCATATTGTCCCTCCACATACACTTTTATGAATTCAGGATCCATCCCTGCTGCCAAATTTTCATAATAATTTGGAGGAAGGAACTGGATATTCTCTGCATTCTTTGAAAATCCGGATGGCTGTTTGAATATTGATGTCATTGGATTTCCAACTGTACCAGAACATACTGGACACCTATTATCAATCATGTATACTAACCCACCCCTCGGATTCTTACATTTTATGCATGTCAGCGGCTTACTCTCTTCAAATAATTTATAGAACCAGTGATCAACATCCGGGGGGTTTGTATCCATCCATATTCCAGACCATGTGGCACCGCCGGTTCCGTCATCGTTCCTATTCGGATATCTTCCAACACGACCCCTCATCGCATCTACTATCGCTTTTGGTATCTCCCTTACTTCATTAAACCACGCGCCCGTTAATTCTAGCGAGAGGAGATTTTTTATATCCTGGGGTTTATCTAGGGGCCTAAAATGGACAGTGCAATCACATCCGCTGCCATCCCTCGCTGTAAGAGAAGTAAATCTAAAATCATACTCGGATGATTTATATTCGCCCATGTGGCCGCACCAGTACATGAATGTCGGGATGGTCGTATCCCTTAATTGGGGATACGAGTTTCTAACAATAGCAAACTTGGTTCTCCTAACTCCGTCCTTATCTGGCGCCTGGGCGATAGCACGCCTGACTATTTCAATGACACAAGCAGAACTCTTCCCTGATCCGAACGGACCCATGGCTGCCTTTAAAAATGAGTTGTTTTTAGAAAACTCTTTTAATGTTGGAACGAACTTATACGAATAAATCCTACCAGTCATCTACAATTCCCCTACTTCTTCTTCCCCCAACTCTCCGGAATCCCACCATGTTCCGCCATATTCAAAATCCTCTCCTGTGATTTAGCCTTCTTTTTTGTGGTCGATTTTGCGTGAACTGAATTTGGGGTGCTAACCCTGTATTTTCCTGACTTTAGTTTTCTTACTTTTACCGGCATGTTTTTTACCTTTTAAATATTTTCTTATGATTAACTTAAGATCATTGAATAGTATTTCAAACCCGGACTTTTTCTTTTTCGGCTTCTTTTTCAACACCATAACAAACATGTCCCTCCCTCTCTATATAATGCTCCCCGCATATTTCACATCTTTTTAAACCAGCGTAAGGGTCAACGCACATGCAAGATCTTCCTATACACATATTACATCGGTCGGGTGTCTGAGTTATCATTCAACTTGTCTTCCTCAGACTTTGAACCCTCGTTAGGTTTTTCAAATTTCTTATTATGAAAATCAACAAATTCCTTAGTTAGTCTGTTTGCCGTATCTACGAAGAATTCCGCTGGAGGTCCTCCCACCAACCACTGCTTAATCGTCTTTTCCGCCATTTTTTTCCCTCCTTATTCTTCTACGGGCCTGGCCGGTAGCTCTTTCGTCCCTTGCAGCCCTAAAGGTTATCTTACCTTTCTTATAATTAAAATCGACCGAATGTGTCAAACCGCAATCGCAACACATCATTTTAAAATTTCTCCTCATTGGGTATACCCAATCATCAGGTCCAAATAATTCGTATTTCATCTTAGTCATCCCTAATGACAAGATTCATTTCGTTTACGTTTACCTGGGTATTCTGTTGAGGAGCATCTATCGCGGATGGGGTCCCCTTATTAAAATCCATGATGTCCTTCAGGGTTCCTACCATATCCCTCAGATCCTTTGGGTTCCTTATTTTAATCCCATACACAGACAAGGCGTTAATCAAGGTGTTCATCTTCACCTTGTCGTGATAGTTAAGTTCATCCTTCATATTCTTTCTTATGTTCTGGGAGAGCTCTGTCATTCCGGCAAGGATCATCGTTATCTCAGACACAACCCCGATTATATCTAGCCTGGCAGCATCCATCCTAGGCTTCGACACATTTACAATAGCGTCCTTGGTAAGGGCCTCTGTCTGCTTTATCCTATCGCCCCACCTAAAAGTCCTTGAAAGAAGAGTAACCGTCCCGAAAGATCTTCCGAATTCTTTCGCAACTCTGCGCAGGGTCCTCTTGTTCCCGAGCTTCTCGTAGAAGGCATACATATTTTTATGTTCTTGTCTCTCGGTCTGAGGGGCGTTCTTGATCCATTGACGTTTTGGTTTTTCTACTTTGGCGGGTAATTTATTATCCGAGATTATTTCAGGATGGACAAAATCGGCGGCTGAAGCATCTACAATAACGGATAAAGGATCTGGTTGGTTCATTATAGTCTCCCTTACCATAGGGTAAAAGAGGCTATTTCATCATTTTTTTCCTTAAAGAATACATGAGATTACGGAATGTGTTACTACGCATTTTAAGTATTTTTCGTATTTTATCCCTATCAAATCCACACTGTAATAGAGTCCCCACAAGTATTTCCCTGTCGGTCATCTTTATGGGCATCTCGTCACCCCTGTCAAGGACCCTAAAGTCATTTTCAGCAGCCTCAATATTAAAACTTCTGGACCTTTTCTTCATGTCGGATTCTCTAGCATCGGTCTGAGGAATATAATCCTGGTTCACATACTCCTCGGCCCTTTTACAAAGATCAACACATGATTCCTTCTTCTTACACGCTTGGCATAGTTGTTTTACCGTTTCCACTTTTTTCTTCAAGGTAAATGATTCCGGCTGCCGCATACACGATAATATCAAGCAGTTCGTTCACCTTAGCCTCCGTTTCCAAGAGATTATTTATCTCCTCATTTTTCTTCCCAATTTGAAATTGGATCCCCCCCAACCCGAATGATCTCTGTCCACGCAAGATCCACTGATCATTGAATGGCTTTTCGTCACCATGCCTCTCTGATCCTTTTCCATTCGATGCCCTACAATGAGCCCTAACAAGCACTTTGGCTAATTCCGAATAGTCATAAATCATTTTATCTAACCCCCTTATATTCTGGATTTTCTTTGTAGCTTACACATGGTTTTCCTTCTATGTCACAAATTATATACCTTAGATCCTTGAACATATCTACCCTCGAATCATCGATAGCGCTCAGGATAGTAACGTCCACTAACGCTAATCCTAAAACAGGGAGGTCAACTTCTCCCATCCTAACCCTGAAACCAGTTGGCATAGAGATCATTTGCAGGATATCATATTCATAATAATAATTACGTGATGTCGTTGTCATGGAATTTTCCTTTCGGGACCTCATCCCCCAATATTGTTTTCTTGAACAGCATGTTTCCGGAAGAATGGAAAATTATAATTCCTTCAGGATTCATAAAACCCGGGGCAGCGTAACTCCCATTTACTTGCAGGAGAGAAAGGGCATAGGCAATAGAGTTAGACCCGAACTCCCCCTCGTAGATCACGGGGACTAGGTGGCAGCATGGGGGGAGGACCTGTTGCCACTTCTCTACCCCCTTATCATCGACTGATATCAACTTGGGTTCCGTTCCATATGGCGCCCATCTTCTCACATTAAACAAGGAAAACCGTTTCTCCTTGAGGCCGTAATTGCGCTGGATCCCCTGTCCCCACCATTCTCCGTAATGTCGGCCCGGGCCAAGTTGCCTCAACTCTTCTTCATGTTCATAGGCCCATTTTGCAAATCCATGATTATCGTTCACGGGTTGTATCCAGCGGGTCCGGCTGCCTACTAAAAACTCTCCGCCCTCTGGCCCAATGTAAATCTGAGCATTGGTCCCGTCAATTTTTTCCGTTACCACGCACGGGCGCGAGAATCTAGGAATTTTTGGAAACCCTTCAAATAGTGTCATGTTCTACCTCATGGATATCAGCAAATTTTTGATATTCTGGATCTTCGGAAGTTTCACACATTTCGTACAATGCTCCTGACAATTCTGGTCCCAAACTATTTAATAGTAATTCCAAGGCGTTCATTCCCTATCCCCCCTCTCCCTTTTACGTTTCTTCCCCCCTACTGGTTTATCCACAAAAAACACCATGTACTTGGGGTCACAGTGATTCGCCAAGAAATCAACCATCCCAAGGCGCTTGATCCCCAGGGATCCGGATTCCACGGTTATCGTTCCAAACTTCTTATCTGTTTTCCAGTTTGTCTCACTGCCTATCGTGCAGAACTGGCTAAGGTAACTGGAAACTTCCCCTTCGGAGTACCCCATCGTTTTTTTATCTGACATGTGTTCCCTCCACTCTCCTTTCTATTCTGTCTTGAGTTCTTAGATTTAACCAAACCAAGGCACCTTCAAGATTCTTTATCGCCATATCGTTTTCTTCACAAGGAAATTTTTTATTCAAACCCTTTAACCTATGTATCAAAACCTCCAAAACCTCTTCGTTGGTTACACCGTCGATTTTTACCCCATCTTCCCTTATTCTGTAAAATTTTAAATACTGTACCTCACTACCCAATTCACTACCCAATTCATAGATATGAAAATCATCTTTGCATCGCATGTTATCCCCCTATGCGTTACTGAACGGAGTCTTCTTCCGATACAATGGTTTTTTCCTCTTTATCTTCCTGCCGGCCACCATATACGTACCAAGTGCGTTGCCCGCTACTGCACTTACAATATACGGTGGATACATCCAGTTGACTACGATCCAGGCCAAAATAATCCATGCCATTCCTTCCGCTATGACATCGTAGACGACAGCCCGCCATTTTTTCCTTGTTACAATCTTCACATTTCTTAAGTCTGCGAAATAACTCTGGCAAAGCTCTATCAAGAATATTGTCGCACACCAGATAAATATCATTCATTTTGGTCCTTTCATCGATTGCTGAAAAATGAAGAATTCAGTTGACGGTGTGTTTTACACAGCACATATCCGGGTTCTACCTTTTCGTGACATCCAAACATATTGCAGACCTGGGGCTTGTTCTTGGGATCGCTAAAATCGATCGGATCGCGCCTGGACGCCTCTTTCTTCTCTTTTGCGGTTATTCGTTTTTCGGTCATACTCATGTTATCTCGTACCTAACTTCTTCTCCAACCTGTGGCGCAGCAGCTGTCCCATATGTAAATGGTGGTATCCATGGTGTTGGATACACGGGCGGGGTATATGGAGGAAGATAAATAGGTGGATAGAATATCTGCTGAGGTGGTGCCTTAAACTCAGCAATCTCCCTCATCAGTTCCTTCACCCTCTCCAGCAACTGGACCTGTTTGGCTAATAAAGCAGAAATTTTTTCCATTTCCTTTAAATCATACTGTTTTTTCTTTGTCATATTTTCTCCTTTTTACCCTTTATTGCCTTTTTAGCCCTACTAATGACATCATTGAGTGAATAAAGATGGCATGGACAGGCAGTAGAACGACCCTTTATTAATGGGAATAACTCATCACAGACCACATAGTGACCACGGCAGTCGTGAACGAGATTACCAAAAGGACAAATGTCCTCCATGTCGTAATACCCTTCGATACTTAGATCTATCCAATTCTTAATCGCCTTTTTGTGTCTTGCATCTAATTTTATCATCGCTTTATCCCTTCTCATTTTTGAGCAACCCGGGTTGGAGTGATGGATTAGTGTAAGTCTTTTCTACTGGTATACCATGGAAACCCCTTGGG